CATTTGTTACTAATTGTAACGAAATAACATTGTTTTGTTGAATTAATGACTGATATATATTGCTGGCATTATCAAATTCATTCAAGTTTATATCATCTGTATTTTGAATTGCTAATATATTTTGTAATATTATATTATCGGATATATCCATTGAATGAGAATCAATAGATATGTCTGTTGATATATCAGTATCAACATCACCATCAAATCCCGAATTATTGTTTAGTTCATCATCGCTTTCTGATTCAATAAAAGAATCCAAAGAATCAGAAGAAAATTCACTTCCAGAGCATGACATTACTATTTACTATTATAGTTCTTTTAAGTTATTTAAACCTAAAATATACTGGTCGACATTCGTTAACCTTATCATCATTTGTAATATTGTCACAAATATGTTGGAATGTTTCACCTTTTAATAAACGTAAAATAGTATTTATAGAATATACTCCACATTCTGAATTCTTATATTGATGCCTGGTTTTATTGAAAGTAATATCTTTCAAGCTTTTTTCAATATAATTTTTCTTTGTAGGATGCATAAATTCATCATCTATTGCTGATTCAGACATTATAGATAATTTTTTCATATTTCTTTTATAGCAATATGTTGAAATTCTATTTACTAATTGGGCTATTTTCTTTTTTGGTTTTGTGCCATATGAATCAAAATAAAATACTTGATTTTTCTTAATATCGGCAAACATTGAAACCCAATGTGATCCTCGTTGCCATGATTCGTCAAAATTGAACACAAATCCTAGGCGATTAATACCACGTTTACGTAAATCATCAAAGTTAATGTTGCGCACACCTAGATCAGGAATATCATCAAAATCCAAGGGTATAGCACCAAAGAATTTAAAATCAGGATATACATGTTGGTATTGTTCCATTACTTCTTTGATATTAGTAGTATTTAACCAATCAAATCTACCTTGAGTAATTTTTGGTCTGAATGAATTACTATTAATCTCGGCATCATTCATTTCGGTAATAAAATCTTGTTTTAACCAACATATTTGATCATTACATACTTTTTTTAATCTATCAGTCAATTGTTCAACTAAATATTTCTTGCTTTCGCGTATATCTATTGCTACACCTTGTTTTGTTTTACTACATTTTACATTATAAGCTATCACCATTCTTATTAGTGAATCAATAGTAAAACAAGATACTCCATCGTATTTTTTTGATGCTGCACATTTAGCATCTTCATTATTTGGAATGAATTTTTTACTCATATTATTATTAGTAAATAAAAAAATAAATTTTGACTTATTTTGTGTTAAAAATTAAGTATTGGTAAAAATAATGTCCTCGTCCTTTTCATCATAATAACCAACAATTTTTGGAACAGTTTCTAAATCTTGAATGACAATACCCCAATGCTTATCTTCGTAAAAATACTCTTGTTCATCCTTAATAATCTTCTTAAAAATAGGTAATTGTTTTCTATTCATTTCTTCAAGCTTTTTAATATTTTCAGCTATTTGTTGACGCTTTTTCTTTGGTAATATCTTTTTCTCAATATCTTCAATAGGAATTCCATATTGTTTAGAAAACTTTTTAATCAATGATAATCTTTCTTTAGCTACAGCTACATCATATGATTTTTCCAATTCATTCATAGAATCAATCATCAATTGACTATGAGCATCCATTTGAGCCTTGATACGTGACAAACTAGTACTTATCTTCATTATATATATTAGTATTTGTAATAAATATATATTTAATTCAATTTTTATTTTTATTACTCTTGTACTATATTATAAATGGAATCTGTTGATTTAATGGATGTATTATTATTTCTTGATATGAATAAAGATTTAATTTATATTCCTGAAGATAAAAGAGGAATTCACAATATTGATAGTTCAAAAATTGATTTGTTGATTGATAATATAAAAACAAAAAGTTGTTTGAATGAAATAGATAAGGAAAATTCTATTAAATTTATAAGAAGATTATTTGAAGTGTATAAATATGTACCATTTAATGATTATATTGATCTTATTAAAAAGGTGTCAATAAATATTATGAATTTTTTAAATGAAAATCATGATAAATACAGTGATATTTATTTTTGTGCAAATGGAGAAATAATAAAATCAAATACTTGGGTTTTATTATTGTTTTTAAATGAAATGAAAGATTTTTTAAATGAAAAAGAAGAATTAAAAAATAAAATAAAAATAATATCTGTAATTCCTAATAATACATCATTATATTCATCGAATACATTGTTTTTATATTTTGATGATATGTCTTATTCAGGAACACAAATATCATTATCGATTCCAAGAAATAAAAAAATACAAAAAACTACAAATACTGATATATACATAACAACACCTATAATTTCTGACACAGCGATAGGAAAAATTCATGAGCGAAATAAACATGTGAAATATTGGGATGGAACAATAGTAATCGGTAATTTATATGATTTATTTGTTAATGACAATGAAGAATATAAAAAATTATATGATATATTTTGCAATAGCAGTGAATTTATAAATATATTAGGTAATAAAGATAAATTAATAAGAGGATTTCAATGTTATGCTGCTATTATTCCAATATATTTTGATCATAAAATAGCCGATAGTTATTCGACATTTCAAAAATTATTAAATTTTGGCACATATCCAATTGTTAAAACTTCCACTTGTGAACCAGAATGTATAACAACACCATTAATTAATAATTGTGATAATTTTATGAAAAATGAAATAATTGCACCAGATGATGAACTTTTTATTCAAGATACAAATATAAAGAAAAATTTATGTCATGAAATTATAATGGATATTGAAGCTAAAAATACATGTCCAAACACTTTTTATAAAACATTTCAATATCACTTACCTTGTAAAAGTGCCATAACTGATGATGAATATAAAAATAGTAGTTTAGTAAGTTTTATACAAATGTGTAATGAGTTAAAAAAATACAATAGTTTAAAAATACATGCAAAATACAGATATAAATATATTGAAATAAAAAATCTTTTATTTAAATAAAATTAAATATTAGTGATACATTTAGATATTGTTGATAATATTAGTTTGTCTAATAATTGAAATAATGTACCTACAATAGGTAATTGATTATAATTTATAATACGATTTTTAGCAAAGAAAACCAGTCCATTTAAAAATCCAAATATTAACATTTTCGAACTAAATATCAATCTAGTAAATGGCATAAAATAAAACATAATTAATGATAATATAGAGCTTTTCACTATACTTAAAAAAGTAGTAATTATTCCACAGTTCATTATATATCATTACTATATTTTTTAAATCCTATTAACACAACACCATATTTCTCTTCTTTTTCAATATATCCTGGAATATCATAATATACTTTAACATCATCTTCAATATTAGTTTCTGATGGTACGATATTTTCAAAACCTCTATCTAATAATGCATCATGAAATGAATTATAAATAGTCAAACTTGTAATAAATACTTTGTGTGATTGGTCCTTGTTAGTAAATTCAATTACATCTAATAAATTCAATTGCTTGCATTTATCATCAAAAGCCCTACATTCATATATTTTTTCATTTGATACAATTTGATCAAAATATGGTTGTTGTAAATCCATGATAATTGTTTTCATTGATAACTTATATATAAATTATATAAAATAAATTGATCAATTTTTTTATATAACAAAATGTAATAAGTTGTCTACACAATGGACACAATTTATTTATATTATATACAGAACATATAAGTTTTACATACACAACACATATCTCGAATACATATTGTTTCAATACAAGGTGATTTTATAATACCATTTATATTATTATTACATTGAAAATATGCATATCTATGCTGTTTATTTTCAAATAACAAATGAACAAATGTCAATTCATTACATGAACACATTAATTGATATAAATAATCATATGTCAATTTGTTGATTTTTAAATGCTTGAATAGCTATATTATTAATATGTGTTTTTGATATTATAGTTTTTGATAAATCGAGACTATAATAATGATTATTTTTACAATGATAGTCTATTAGATTATTATAATTTATTTCCATTACGACACAATGGAAATAAATAATTTAAATAATTTAATTTTATATTACAATTATTATTGTCCAAATTATTAGTATAGATGAACTATAATTCTAATTTTAATCCCGAAGATATTTATAAACCAGGACCATTATATGGCTATGAGAATCAACCAACATTATATAATGATATAGACGATGTTGATGACTATACTATGAATATAGTAGATGAAAATTTACAAAATCTCGATTTTATAAAAGGACAAAATAATTTGCATGCTATTCCATCATATCATTTACAAACAATGCCACAAATGTCAAGTATTGATTTATTAGAAAAAGATATTAATAGTTTAATTGATCCAATGCTTTGTTCAAATGATGAAAATATGGGTAATAATGAATTAAATGAAGAAGAATATATTAATGACACTGATCATAAATTTGATAAACAATTTGATACCAGTCATGTTTTACAAAATAATATCACAAAAAAGAAAGTAGAAGAAGTATTACAAGATTATTTTGTTGTAATAGATTCTTCGGACAGAGATGTTGATAAATATCCAAACCCTTTTTCATACAAAGTATATTTTGATTCTTTTGCATCTACTGATGCTAGTATCACTAGGAATTTCGATAAAGTTAAAAGCATAACATTGGAGACAGCTATTTTACCAACGAAATATTATTTTTTAAAGCAAGATGTAACATTAAGCTGTAATGATGATGTATTAGTTAGATCATTAACAGATGCATCTAGAAATGAATTTTTTGATTTGACATCTACAGATGTTAATGGATCGTTTGCTCTAGTGGATATTATTGATTCATTATTAGATACACAATATACTAGAAAGATAAAATTCGCTATTAAAACAACACATCCTAATATTATTATGTCAACGTATGAATATGTTTTTACTTTTGATGCTGTAAATGGAGAATTGCCTAGTGATGTACATGATTCTAATACAACTTATCCAAGTATTATAACCAAATATATAATGCAAACTTTTTCATTGATGAATAATAAATATAATCTATTATACTTGGATGAATTTTCCTATACCAATGAATATTCTACAAATGATGCAGTAGGTAAATCTTTTTCTATTATGTTTCCTTACACAACAAATACAAATGTTTTCTATACAACCTGTAAATTCAAAGATAAAGTGTTCAAGTTTTCAGAACTCGGTAAAGTAAATAAAATGACCATTAGTATACGTGATCATAATGGAAATCAACTTAAAAATTCATTTGCATCATATGTTGATTTAGATGTACCACGAACTAAAACATGTACTTGTGTTAATGATGCTGATGGATATTTAGTCAGAGATTATAGATGTTCATGCTCTTATTTTAGACATCCGCATTATCAACATTTTCAAAATACTTTGATATTTAAAATAAGTACGTATGAAATTAACATCGATAAGGAAATCTTCGATTAAATCTTTTGATTAAATCTTTTGATTAAATCTTTTGATTAAATCTTTTGATTAAATCTTTTGATTAAATCTTTTGATTAAATCTTTTGATTAAAAATTGATATTCAATCAATCAATAGATTAATTGAATAACACACAATGACAGAAGTAATTGAAATGAATGAATTATTGTTAATGAATGAAAATGATATAAATATACAATTAAATGATATAAATCCAAAAATATCTCTTGATATTTCTGAATTGGCTTTGAATGATTTTCATAATAATATTATCAATCCTAAGAATATCAATGAAATTATTAAAATTTGTGAAGAACATAATATGGAAAACATAGTGGAACATATAGTAAAACATGCTATAATAGGTGAATATGTATTGAAAGAATATAATGATCATATTAAATTGCCTGGATTTATGAACAAAAAATATGTAAATAGACAAATAAGTATATCATTACTAGAATATGATTGTATGAAATGGATTAATAATGTGTGTGTAAAAAGTTCTTATAGTATGACTTATTTAATGCCTATATTTATTGAATTTGATCGAGATGATTTGATAGAGTTATTAATTAATCTAGGTTTTAAATGGAAAACCGAAACTACAAACATGTGTGGAAAATATGGCAGAATAAAATGGTTAAAATATGTGTTTGAAAATAAATTACCATATAGTCATCATCTTTCATCATGTTGTGCTGCCAATGGTCATTATGAATGTTTAAAATATGTTCATCAACAAGGATGTAAAATAGGTAAACGATTAATAAACGAAGCAGTAAAAAATAATCATATTAAATGCGTTATATATGGTTGTTTAGTTAATAAAGAATTATTAGATAATGCTATGAATCAAAGTATTATATATGATAAAATAGAATATGTAAAATTATTAATAGAAAATAGTGTACAAATACTAGATGAATATTTTGAATTGCTTTTAAAATACAATTCTACTAAATGTTTAAAATATTTGTATGAAAATGATTATGTAAAAATAACAAATATTAATTCAACTATTTTGTTGAATTGCAATATAGATACTATTAAATATTTACATAGCATAGATTATCAATTTCCAATTAACATTTGTGATAGAATATGTCAAACAAAAATTTCAACTAATAAAACAATTGATAAATGCTTTATGTTTTTAATAGACAAAGGTTATGAGTTAAAATTAAAGCTCATACTAAATGTATTAATTTTTGGTAATATTGATTGTTTAAAATATTTACAATCAATTAGTGGTTGTTATGACGAATATATATTAAATACATTATTAAAACATGATAATGTAAAATGTTTTGAATGTTTATATAATAATGGAACAGAAGAGAGTATGGTGAAAAATAATAAAACAAAACACATTATATTAGTGAGAGATGCTATTGAATGTTTAAAAATTTTACGTACGAATGGTATTAATATTTTTACAGAAGAAAATATGGGAATAATATTAGAAAATGATTCTATTAAATGTTTTAAATATTTTCATGAAATGAATTATGATTTTAGTTCAATTGATGTAAATAAAATAAAATCATATACCAAAATTATTAAATATATATGTGAAAATAAATGCATACTTTCTCCATTATTATTACATTGTGCTTTACATTATGGCATTTTTGATTATATATATTTAGTATTAGAACATGGTTATATACCCAATGTAAATATGTTTCATACTCTCAATATATACTATTATTTACGACGATTAGATTTAACTAGATTTAGTGCAAAACAAATGTATCCTATTATGTTTATTATTGGTTATTGGGAAAATGTTGATTCTATAAATTATTTATATGACCAAGGTTATGTTTATAGTAAAGAAAATGAACAAATAATTGAATTGAGTAAAAATAGATCATCGAATATTTATCAAAAAGGTTTTGAATATTTGTGTAAAAATACTAAACTTTTAGATGGTGAAAAATAAATTCTTCTTTTATTATAATGAGTGAAATACGCCAATTAACTTCTCAAATATTATTATGTCAATTTGGTGGAGGAGGTAAAACTAGTAAAAAATGGACAACTTTTTCACATAATGGTGTTGTTTTCGCACCTATATATGTGCCTCATAATATACCTATAAAATACGATGGTTCGAATGTCAAGTTACCACCATTAGCAGAAGAATATGCTACATTATATGCCAAATATATAGATTCAGAATATGCTAAAAATAAAGTATTTGGTAAAAATTTCTTCAAAAGTTGGAAATCGAGTATAAAAGGTTTGGGGATTAATAAAATAGAATTATGTGATTTTAGTTCAATAATTAAACATTTAGAAAACATAAAGGAAAAAAAGCTAAATTTAAGTAAAGATGATAAAGATATAATCAAATCACGTATGGAAAAGGATGAAGAAATATATAAAATGGCTATAGTCGATGGACAAGAACAACCTGTTGGTAATTATAAATTAGAGCCACCGGGTATTTTTATTGGTAGAGGATGTCATCCAAAGATTGGTACTATTAAAACTAGAATAGAACCAAAACATGTAACAATTAATTTATCTAAAGGTGTTCCAATTCCATTATTACCATCTTTCTATACAGGACAAAAGTTCAAAAAAGTGGTGCATAATAATAAGGCTGAATGGATAGCATCGTGGAAAGATGATATCAGTGGAAAAACTAAATACGTTTGGTTAGGTAATAAGTCGAACTTTAAGGCAAAAGCTGATCAAGAAAAGTTTGATAAAGCCAAAAAATTAGGCAAACATATTAATAAAATTAGAAAAATCAATACTGATAATTTGTCTAATTCTAAAAAACAAATAAAACAATTGGCAACAGCATTATATTTCATTGATAATTTAGCATTGCGTGTTGGTAATGAAAAGGGTGATGATGAAGCTGATACTGTTGGTGTTACTAGTTTACGATGGGAACATATTGTATTAAAAGATGATTTAAAAGTAAAGCTTGATTTTTTAGGTAAAGATTCAATAAGATATGTTAATGAAGTTAAGGTTAGTCAACAAATATATGAAAATTTACAAGATTTTATGAAAGGAAAAAAACGTAATGATGATTTATTTAATTTAATTAATTCAACAGAATTGAATGGTTATATTAAAACATTGATGCCTGATTTTACAGCTAAAGTGTTTAGAACATTTAATGCATCTCATACATTTCAAAATGAAATAAGTGCTATAAATGAAAAATATAAACATTATTCAAAGAGTGATAAAATAGATTTATTATTAAGTAGTTATAATACTGCTAATGCTAAAGTGGCTATGTTATGTAATCATCAAAAAAATGTCAGTAAAGGTTATGAAGAAGGAATGAAAAAATTGGTAGTAAAAATGAAAGAATATAAGGTACAAATC